CGGTAGGCATCATCTCGGCTATCGACGGGTTCGGCCTGCCGTCTGTCATCGAGCTTCAGCCCTCGAGCGACGTCGTGGTGCGGCGCAGCAAGTCGGGCGTCATCGACTACAAGATCGGCGCGACCACCTACAAGGCGTCGCAGATTTGGCACGAGAAGCAGCACACCGTGTCTGGCTCCCCGGTGGGGCTGTCGCCTCTCGCGCACGCCGCGTTGGCGATGAACCCCGGTCTGAGCGCGGCGCAGTTCGCCCTCGACTGGTTCCAGAACAGCACCGTCCCGGCCGCGCACCTGCGCAACACGGCGAAGGTGCTCAACGCGGATGAGGCGGCCACGGTCAAGGGTCGATTCAAGGCGTCGATGGCGCAGGGTGACGTGTTCGTCACCGGCAATGACTGGGAGTACCACATGCTCGCAGCGAAGGCGTCCGAGTCGCAGTTCCTCGAAACCATGAAGGTGAGCGGCGCCGACGCGGCGCGATACCTGGGTGTCCCGGGCGACATGATCGACATTCCCGTCGAGGGCTCCGCGATCACCTACGCCAACATCACACAGCGAAACCTCCAACTCTTCATCATCAACATCGGTCCGGCTATCGCCCGCCGCGAGGCTGCGTTCTCCACTCGTCTCCTACCCCAACCGCGGTACGCCAAGCTCAACGCGGGCGCGCTGCTGCGCATGGACCTCGCCGGCCGCTACGAGGCATACGGGGCGGGCATCAACTCCCGGTTCCTGGCGCCATCCGAGGCGCGATCCCTCGAGGACCTTCCGCCGTTCACCCCCGACCAGCTCGCCGAGTTCGCGCTGCTCTTCCCCAACAAGGCGACCGCGCCGACCACAGGAGGCACCCCATGAGCGACGCTCTCGCTCGCATCTTCGAGGCCGCCGCTGAGGCGCGGTCAGCTTCCGTCCGTGAGTCGGCAGACCGCCCCTCGCAGCGACGGTGCGCAGAGGAGCCCAACGCGGCCCCACTCGTCAGGGCGCAGGCATCAGGCGTGCAGGTGCGCGCCGCGTCCGAGGGCGACGGCGCGCACTTCTCAGGGTTCGCATCGGTCTACAACCGCGGCTACGAGATGTGGGACGCATTCGGCCCCTACACCGAGCAGGTCAGCGGCGGCGCCGGGTCCGAGTCGCTGGCACGCGACGACCTCGACGTGCCGCTCGTGCTCGCCCACGACAGCCTGCGACGCATCGCCCGCACGACGAACGGCACCCTGACCCTCTCTGAGACGTCCGTCGATGGCGTCGAGGGCCTGCTCGTTGACGCGCCGCGACTCGACCGCGCAGACGGCGACGTCGCCTACATCCTGCCCAAGCTCGAGTCCGGCCTCGTCGATGAGATGTCCTTCCGGTTCCGCATCGAGCGCGGGTCATGGTCGCCTGACTGGAGCACCTACGCCATCGAGGGATACGACATCCACCGCGGCGACGTCGCCATCGTCGGATACGGCGCCAACCCGCACACGCAGGGCGCCGGGATGCGCTCGCAGTCGTTGCCTGCGCTGACCGATCTGACCGAGCCGCAGTTGCGCGACCTCGAGAACGCCCTGCACGCCGAGCGCCGCAACCGCGGCAGCGCCCCGGCCATGAGCCGGCACGCGCTCGACCTGCTCGCCGCAACCCTGGGCTGACCAGCCCTCCACATTCCCCGACGACCTACCTGGGTCGCCGGTCACCCCCGCACGCCTCGCGTAGGGGACGACGCTCGCGCCACGGCCTGACTGTCGATCCACCGCCTGTCGCACCGCTGGGACCGAAACACACACCCCGAACCCCACCAAGGGGAGAAGAGGAGACGGTCGTGAACATCGACCAGCTCATCGCTTCGGTTCGTGCCGCGATGGCCCCGAAGCTCGCCGAGCGCAAGACGCTCAAGGACAAGATCGACGCCGTTCGCACCGCGTGCGCGGCCGAGAGCCGCGACCCTTCCGACGACGAGGCCCGCGAGGTCACCGACGCCGCCGAGAAGATCCGTGGACTCGACGCCGAGCTCGAGGCGCAGGCCGCCCGCGTGACCGAGCTCGAAGACGAGAAGCGCCGCGACGCGGCTGCCGACCGCCTCTCGCGCGAGGTCCACCCCGTCGCCACCGCGCCCACCACGGCCCGCGGCTACGAGAACCAGACCCGCATCGGCACCGAGGAGCGCACCTACCGCCCCGACACCGACAAGCGCGGCACCATGTTCGCGTCCGACGTCGTGGCCTCGCTCCTGGGCGACTTCGACGCCCGCGAGCGCATCACCCGCCACTCGCAGGAGGAGCGGGTGCTCCGCGGTCAGGACCAGTTCGACGTCCGCGCCGTGGGCACCGGGGCATTCTCGGGCATCGTCGTGCCGCAGTACCTCGTGGACGCCTTCGCCGGCAAGCCGCGCGCCGACCGTCCGCTGGCCGACGCGATGCGCAGCCACGACCTCCCCGAGGTCGGCATGACCGTCAACCTGGGCAAGCTGACGACCGGCACCACCGCGGCCGAGCAGACGTCCGAGAACAGCGCCGTCTCCGAGACCAACACCGACGACACCCTGCTGACCGCGAACGTGCTCACGTCCGCTGGTTCGCAGACCGTCTCCCGGCAGGGCTCCGAGCGTGGCGTCGGCGTCGAGGACACGATCATCGAGGACCTGATCTCCGCGCAGCGGTCCAACCTCGACTCGATCATCCTCAACAAGGCCACCGTGGGCCTGTCGGCCGTGGCGACCTCGATCGCCTACACCGACGCATCCCCGACCGCCGCGGAGCTGTACCCCAAGCTCCTCGCCGGCCCGGCCGCCGTCGAGGCCGCGATGCTCAACGCCCACCCCGGCGACGTCATCGCGGTCATGCACTCGCGCCGCTGGTACTGGCTGCAGTCGCAGCTCACGTCCACCTGGCCGCTGTTCGGTCAGCCCGGCGTCGCCACGCAGACCGCTGGTCAGAACTACGGCGAGCGCTACGGCAACGGCTTCCGCGGCATCCTGCCCTCGGGAACCCCGGTCATCGTCGACAACAACATCTCGACGGCCTTCGGCACCAACGAGGACGAGATCTACTTCGCCTCGCAGACCGAATCCCACCTGTGGGAGGACGCCAACGCGCCGACCCTCATCCGGGCCGAGCAGACCAACGCCAAGACGCTGGGCATCGACCTCGTGGTCTACGCCTACTTCGCGTTCATGTTCGACCGCGTGTCGCACGCGCAGAAGATCTCCGGCACGGGCCTGATCCAGCCGACCTTCTGACCGGTCAACGCACCACCTGAGCGAGGGCGGGGCGCAACCCGGCCCGCCCTCGCTCGCACACCCCCAGACGAAAGGACCGGCCATGCCCGATGCCCGCAAGGACGCCACCCGCGAAGGTGCCGCCCGCGCTCGCAAGGACTACCTGCGCGCGCTGGAAGAGGAGCTGTTGGGCTACGAGCGCCACGGCCGCACCGACCGCGCCAAGAGCGTCAAGGCCGAGATCGCGCGTGTGAAGAAGTCCGCGCCTGTCGGCCGCACCGCCCCCGACAGCGACACCGCCTGACCCCGTGGCCGCCACCGACGTCCTGACCCTCGACGAGGCGCGGGACGCGCTCCAGCGTGCCTCAGGGGACACGACCCGCGACGACGTGCTGGTGAGCACCTACGTGCCCGCCGTCACCGCCGTGGTCGAGGACATCGCCGGCCCCGTTGTGCGCCGCTCCGTGACCGTCACCGCGGACGGTGGGCTCAGCTCGGTCCTGCTCCCCACCGCCGCCTACTCGGTCACGTCTGTGGTCGAGAACGGCACCACCCTGACGGCTGACAGCGACTACGTGGTGAGCCTGCCCGCGGGCGTCGTCTACCGGGGCTCGTCCACCGGGCGCACCACGTTCGCCGATGGCGTCGGGGCCGTCGTCGTGACCTACGTCGCCGGTCTGTGCGACACCACCGAGGACGTGCCGGCGAACATCAAGCTCGCGGCGCGGCTCATCCTGGCCGCGACGTTCCAGCGTGACCAGCAGGGCGGGCGGCCCGAGTTCGGCACGACCGGCGACGGGGCGACCGTGACGACCCCCTCAGGGCACGCCATCCCCCGCGACGCCTACTCCTACCTCGAGCCGTCTTCGGGCGCCATGCCGGGGTTCGCGTGAGCACGTCCGCGCCCGCCGTGAAGGCGGCACTAGTCGCCGCGTGTGAGGTGCTGTTCCCCGCGCCGTCCCTCGTGTCCTACGGGCGCCCCGGCACGTACCAGCCTGACGAGATCGTGGCCGTAATGGGTCAGCGCACCGTGAACACCCGCGGCGCCATGTCCCCGGCTCGGCAGCGCGAGGAGACGGTCGAAACCGTCGTCGTGTTCAGCGTGTACCGACCGGGCGACCAGTCGCAGCAGCAGGACGCCACGGAGCGCGCCTACGCCATGTGCGACGACCTCACCGAGTACCTGCGCACCGCGCCGAACGAGGCACTGGGCGGCGCGTGCCGAGAGGCGCGCGTCACCAGTCACGAGCTCGTCGAGTCGGCCGTGACCGTGCCCGGCGACCCGTCCCGCGTCACCGGCAGGACGGCCGAGATCGAGGCCGTCGTCACTTCCACCGCCCGCGCCTGAGATCAGGAGAAAGCCCATGAAGCTCCGCAACACCAACCCGATGGGGACCGTCTTCTTCCCGCTGCTCGGCCGCGAGCTGAAAGCGGGCGAGGTCTTCGAGGTGCCCGATGACGTGGGCGCCGCACTGCTCGACCAGACCGCCAACTTCAAGGCCGTCACCACCACCAAGGAGAAGTCGTAATGGCCACGTTTTCCGACATCCCGTTCGGGCTTCTCAAGGAGACCACCTACGGCACGCCCGTCACCGTCTCCCGGTGGTTCGAGCACACGGGTGAAACGTTCGACTACAACAAGAACATCGTCGAGCCGAAGGCACTTCGAGTCGGTTCGCGCATGGGGATGACCACGCGCAGGGTCATCACCACCTCGGACGCGGGTGGCGATGTGACCATCCCGTGCCTGTCCAAGGGCATGGGCACCATGTGGGAGCAGTGCATGGGCTCGGGCACGTCCACGCTCGTCAGCGGCTCCACCTACCAGCAGCTCTTCACGTTCGCCGACGTGATGCCGTCCGCGACGTACCAGATCGGCATTCCCCGGTACGACGGAACGACCACCCCGTTCACCTACTCCGGTGGCATGGTCGACTCGTTCGAACTGGAGTTCGCCAACGGCGAGGTCGCCATGCTCAAGGTGACCGTGGACGCCAGGGACGTCACGACGGCTACGGCGCTGGCGTCCCCGACTATGCCCGCGGCGTCTGCCAACCTGTTCCACTTCGCCAACGGGTCGCTGTCCACCGGCACCGTGACGGCGCCGACCACGACGGCGCTCGCGTCGTCCGTGACGCCGCTGACGAATGTGCGATCGGGCAACATCAAGGTCTCTCACAACCTGAACACGGGAGGGTACAACTTCGGCGCGAGCGGGAAGAAGCGCAAGCCCTCCACGGGCCTCCGAGAGGTCACCGGCTCGCTGACGGTCGAGTTCGACTCGGCGACGTTCACGGATGCGGTGCTCAGCGAGACGCCGATGACGCTGGTGCTCACCTTCACGGGCGGGGCGCTCAGTGACGGCACGGAGACGCTCCAAGTGGTGCTGTCCGAGATCAAGCTGGACGGGAAGATGCCCACCTCCAACGGTGGCGACGAGATCACCGTCGACATGTCCTTCACCGCAGGCGAGAACGGCGTGGCAGCTCAGGGCATGTGGATCGTCACCCGCACGGCCGACGTGGCGCTCTAGGTCATGGCCGGCGCACCGTTTCGCATGGTGCGGGGCTCTGAGGACTTCCTGCGCCTGGCGGCCAAGCTCGACGAGGGCGACCGGAAGCTGAACAACGGCATCCGGCGCCGTCTGCGC